GTAGTTGATGCGCTTGAAGTAATACCGCTGATCTGGAAAAATGCTTTTAAGCCATTTACCTTGGTTGATGCAGTGCCACTAGATGCAATAACTTCGCTCATAGCTTGACCATATACGTCAAGACCTGTAACGGTAATGTTAGAAGTTGTAGGTGAGCCTGAAGCTGTAGTCACGCTAACTGCACGAGGCACATCCAATTGATAAAGAGTTTGNCCNGCTTTACCTATAATTGACTGCACACCTTTACCAGCNGTGATTGTTACTGCAGTACCTATGCCACCGATTTGAGCTAAGGCAATNTTATTAGCAACTAATGCAACAGGCACTAGGTCCCAAACATAAATACGACCAAGTGGTCCTACGCCCGTNCTCATTAATGATGGATCACCAAGATCTGATGTGCCATAAGCTGTTACTGCTGCTGATGCTGCTGTTTGCGATATCGATACAAGATACGTACCCAATCCGCCAGAACCTGTGACGAATGCAGTAATAGTAGTACCTGCAGTGACGTTGGCTCCAACAAGCACCATGCCTATTGATAAAAGAGGTCCAACCCATGCTGTAACGGTCAATGTACCACCATTTGTGGTTGCAATTGAAGCTGTTAAAGATGCAGTGGAAACATGATTGGTACTAGTACCCATGTTAGTTAATGCTGCGCCTAGAAATAGGTCGTCTGAATATTGTGGCATTTGTCTTTCTCCTTGAAAAGCTTAGACAGATTACATTAAAAGAAAGGGCTGAGCTTTTGACCCAGCCCTTGTATTACTTAGACGCCAGGAGTTCCATACATAGAACGCCAGTCGGTCCAGCTTGGCCAATAACGCTCGGTAGCTTTATAGCGCATGGAGTCGGTTTCAAAATCGCCTTCCATGGTCTTTTCAAGCGCACGACGCATCATCAACTTCATACCTTCTGGTGCATCTGTTTGAACCCACCAGTTAGTAGCAGAAGTTAAACGGCTGATTACGGTAGCACCTNCTGGCAACAAACCAATTGATTTAACTGGGTTGATGTCGTTGTTTGCTGTACCAGCACGTANAACCGATTTCAACAANACTTCNGCTTGGAAGACATTNCCAGGAGCCACAACCAGTTTTAATGGTTGTAAGCGGATCTTCTTACCGTTGTTGTCAACAGCAAGACGAACCTGAATAAGCATCTGTTCAAGTGAAGTTTGCGATAAGTTAGCAGCGGTTGAGAGCAAGTTGCTCACAGTACCGTTAACAATCGGATGATTTGTAGCGGTTAATGCAACACCGTCGCCACCTGTGTAAGCACTATTGAACGAACGGTTCAAAATGTTTGCACAGAGCAGTTCCTTGGTTTCAATCAAAGATTGAGCCAAATGTTTTGCATATACTTGACCAATACGGATATGGTCACCGTCTTCAACTAATACTTTAGTTAAAGCAAATGCCAAACCAAATACTTGGTATACATAGCGTTGGAGGAACAACACGCCACCTTGTTGATAGCTTACTGGGCTACCGTCAGGTAATTGAGGAGCTGCACCAAAACCGTACAGTACTGGCTCTTCATGGTAGTTGCGGGGAATGCCTGATTGTTCACGGAAAACCGTGGACCATTCATCGGCACGTTGATCATAGATACCGTCAAAAGACTCGTTGAGGATAGGCTCAACTATTGATCGGAAGTCCGTACTGCGCATCGGGGCTGCCATAGTTCAGTTCTCCTTTAAATTGCGGTTACTACGGCAACAAACTGAGGTTTAGATATCTGTACACGTACAACTGTATAAGCATCTCCCCAGTTATTGTCAACGTAAGGGGCAATATCAACAATACGCATTTGACCTTGAGTGCTAGAGCCTACCAAAGAGGCAGACATAGTACATTGGGACAAACCAGTGGTTGTTGAACCAGCCGTTAAATTACTGAAATTTGCTTCGTTACCGATAGCTGTTTGAGCAACCACACCATCAGCTTGAATTTCATACACGATTTGTTGATCGTTATAAAAATAAGCAATGATATTAGTAGCACCTGTACTAGCTGGCCAGTAGTTCGAAACACGACGACGACCAGTGGTATCAGTAAACTCGACACCTTGAAATGAACCAGAAAAGGCTTCAGTAGAGGTGACCGGTTGAACGACGCCATTGTTCGCTAAATACGATACAGGTTGACCCTTCAAAATATTTGAAGAGTAGCCCGTAGGAATACCATTTGTTAGAGCCTGAGCACGTTCCAAACCTGTTGGAAAGAATGCTGGGCGCAAACCAAATGGAGCGTTAGTAGCTGACATATGTATTGCTCCTTAAAATGGTTGATAAGATTTTGGTCTTTAGCTTTGTGCAAAGCCGACTTGGCAAAATCACATTATCGCGATTTTAAGAACTGCAAATAATTTAGAACTAAGCGCTAACCGTCTAGCGCTTATATGAAACTGATTATATCCCTATTTATTCAAATACGGGAGCTTTTTTGCTCATATCAAAATCCATACCGTCGCCTTCAATATTACCAAGACGTTTACCACTATTGTCTTTTGCATTTAGAAGTTGCTCTTGTTGGATTTTAATCTTTGTTTGCTCATCCATTGGGGCATCATGATGGAATTCTGTCATGATTTCTTGGTAAACATCTAATGGAATTTTGTACAAAACCATTTCGTTGATGGAAATAAAGCCTTGGTGCTCACCTGATTTAACCCGCATATGCTCAAAACCAGGCAGATCTTCAACCGTAACAGGTGTGTAACCCATTCTTAACCTTTTATGAATAGGGTCATATGTCGATGTTGTAGATAACCAGCATGGGTGAAAACCTGGAATATCTGGCACATTAGGCAAGGCTTCTTGTTGGAATTCTTGTCTAAACATACGACGACGTTCTTCAGTTGATACCATTTGGGCTTCAGGAGCTGCTCTTGATTTATCTTGAGCCGCTCTTGATCCGCGGTCTGTATTTACACTTTTCTTTAAACGATCATCCATGATTAACCCCTATTCTTGTTAGCACGGTCATAATCTATGAACCGTTGTGTCATTTTTCTACGCAGTTCAGGGTTTTCCCAAGCTCCGGCTTCTTTCATTGCTGCTACACGATCTGGACTAATCCGGAATTCATTGGATTTAGTAGTCGCTGTTGTATCTCGACCCGAACTAGTCATTACTGACCTTGGACGTGCTGGCTGTCTTTGAGTTGACGGACTTTGCTTAGGCAGATACTTACTTAAGCGGTCGCTTAACTCGTCCCAATAATCTTCAGAAGTTGGGTCAAACCCTTCATCCGTAAGCTTTTTGTCAACAATTTGAGCAATCTGGGATTCCTCATTACCTCCGCGGGGGTCATACCAAGGATTATCTTCCATCCAGTCAGCTGCCATTTTCTGCACCATAGGATCTGGTACTTGAATATTTTGCTGTTGTGGCTGATTCATCTGACGAGTGGCATTTTGCTTAACATTCTCAAGTGATTCAAGTTTACGCTTGGATTCATACCAGAGTTCTTGAGCACGGGTTACTCCTTGACCGTCTTGTTGAGCCACTGCGTCGGATAACTTCATCTTAGCATATTCAACTTGGACTCCAGCATCTTCAATAGCTTTATCAACACGTGCCAGTTCAGCTCCTGAACTCTTACGCTCTACAACTGCTAAGCGGTTTGATAATTCAGAGTTTTGCCGTTTTAACGCATTAATAAGCGAGCTTGATTCTTTTTGCTTTTCACGATGAATTTGCTTCTTTAGGCGACGTTCTTCACGACGGGCTTCACGAATTTGCTCACGCTCTTCCGTTGTCTCATCATTTGCGCTTACGTCTAAGTCATTGTCATCAGTATCATCTACTGTAACTTGTGGGTTTGCTGACCCTTCAGGCAGTTGTACTGCTGCCCCCCCATCTTGTAGTTCTTCTACTGCTAATTGCGTTTCCATCTTTTCTGTTGGATTCATGCTAGTTTTCCTTTCAAAACTTAAATGAAGGCTTTAATTGCTCGGGGATCTCCCGTTACTTTACCAATGAGTTCGTGGTCATTAAAGAAAGTAAATAATGCTTTTCCTTTTAGACCTTTCTCATCTTCGTAATCTACTTCCCATCGGTCACCCCCCCAACGGACAATACGAACATAGTCTCCTACTTCGCACCATGACCCTTCTGGCCAAGGTTCATTACTATCACGTTTTTTAAATGCAATTGGCCCAATGGCTAATACTTTGCCAACTTGGGTATTCCATTTTTCTACTTCTTTGGTTTCTGGGGGCAAAAGAATACCCATGCTGGATACTCTTTCTTTGACTGCTCTAAGTTGAACTAATACTCGAGCCCCAAAAGGTGCAATCATTGGATCAACTTTTGGGAATGCTTCTTCTAACGTCTGTTCTGCATCAAATGACATTCGTCACTCCTTTCAATAGCTCTATACAGAGCAGGTTATACTACAAATCTTTTTCTGAATCTTGCATTAGTTGGTCAATCATAGTTAGAGCTTCCCCAAGCCCTTGATTCTGACCAACTAAGCGATGATAACTTTCAATGTTAATTGCGCCACCATTGGCTAAAGATATGGCGATTTCCTGTCGCCTATCCTTTAATAGCCNAATTAAATCAGCGACCACGAGCTGAACCGCCTTTTTTCATTGTAGCAACTTTAACTTTGCCTGCATTAAAATTAGGCTTAAGAGGCGCGCCTTTTGCAGGTAAATTAGCTGCTTTACTTTCAGCAACAGCTCCGCCATTTGCAAATTTACGAATAATGCCGCCTGTTTTAAGCTTATTGCCTTCCGTGATTCCCATTGCCATTTTTTTATGTGCACTAATTGCTTCAGTCATTTGATTCTCCTTTAAAATCCGTGATTGTGTTTGCCTGTTTTACTATTCTTAAATCCGTGCCAATCGGCTCTAATTTTACCGCCCTTTTTATATCCTTCAGAACTTTTTCTTAGCTGATCAGCTTGGTAATTCGTTAGTCTGTCATTAAAATTTGAAGCCGTTTCATCAGGGCGTCGCATCATTTGCTCTTGATAATTTGTTAGTCGATTTGCGTCAGCAATCTGCGCGCTATCTGAAATTGCACTTCGCTCATTATATTGTGAAGCCGTTTCATCAGGGCGTCGCATCATTTGCTCTTGATATTTAGTTAGTCGAGACATGATAGTTCTCCTATTGTTGAGGTGTGGGTTGTGGTGCTGCAGGTTGAGCTTCTTGCGCTGCTTGTTGTTGAATTGCCGTTTGCTGCGCTTGCTGCGCATTCTGTTGCATTGCTTGTAAGTGCTGCTGTGCGGCTTGTTGTAAGTCTTGTTGATGTTGAACTTCGGCTTGTTGCGATTCAAACTGCTTTTCAATAGTCATGGTGTTAATGTCATGAGTTAGTTTAGCCGCTTCAATCTGCTGCTTACCGACAATATCTGCTTTCTTGATCTCTGCATCTTGAATTAGTTTCTGCTGATCTAATCCAAGGTCTGCCTTGTCTTTTGCATCTTTGCGTTGAGTTTCAGCCATTGCAGTACTTGTAAGAGCTTGCACTTGAGCCATGATATTTGGATCAGTTGGCAACTGAGGTTGCTGCTGCAATGCTTTCATAAGCGCCATCATTTGCTGTATGCCTTGACCAACCTCTGTTAACTTCTCTGCAGAGTCTTGGTGTACATGTTGTAGGGCAGCTGCCAATAATTTCTGAGACTCTTGTGGGATTGCCTTAGGCACAAGCGCATCATACGGACTGCCAAGGGCTGCTGATGTATATGCATCAGCTTGATTTAAATACCATAGCGTTAAGTGCTGCTTTAAATGCTCAAGACATGCTGGAATGAACACAGGGGCTACAATTGGATTAGACCCAAATATCGGATCCTTGGCATAAGAAATATGAGCCAGGAAATGGGCTATATGGTCTTGCTTGGGGAATGCCCCTACAGGTTTGCCAAGCGTCATAGCCACGTTCTCTAAAGCAGGGTTAATGTCAGCTACCTCATGCGGATTAGGTAGTACTCCATTAATATCCGTTAGCTTAATCTGCTTAAGAATGCGCTTTTCAACTTCTAGGCGATTGTATAAGTCAGGGTTAGCTGCAGCTCGTTGTGCTAATGTTTGAATTTGAGCATAGCGCTGTGACTCTGCAAAGATATGAGGGTCACTAACAGGGATCACATCAGAGTTGTAGATGAAGTCGTCTTGCGTGACTGCTAAGTCTGCTACAAGTTCTGATTTACGCTGCTCATCCAAGTACCACCGATTTAGACGAGCTAGAACTTTAAACACACGACGCTGTGAATCATGTAACCGCGCATGAATGGAGCTAAACACTATAGAGCCTTGCTCAATCATTGCTTGAGTAGTGCCCACTGGTGTGTTGGATGTAACATCAGCTATCTTCTCTTCAGCAGTTGTAACAACCCCTTTAGCAGCTGAATCCAACCAACCTAGCAATGAAAATAATACAGGACTAGGCGGATTAAACGGCACCGGCATTGCAATCTTGCGAATGTCATCTACTCCTGGCGCGCCTTCAATTTCAGAAACTTGAGTAGGCTCGATAACTTGAGACTGACCAGAGATCTTAGCCCCTTTAAGTTTGAGCATAGTGGGGGCAGTATTGATGTGAGCCGAGTCCAGTAATGCTCGTAAAGCACCAGTAAGAGCAGCACTAAGCCCGCCGATAAGATGAGGCAAGCCAATAGCATAAGCACCGCGCCAAGGAATAAACTTAAACTCGATAATCCAGTCCAGCTTAGTAAAGGTGTCATCTCCATCCTCCCAGTTTCTATAAAGTCCTACACAAGATCTTTCATTCTCATCAATCATAAGAATATAAGGGGCTCTTTCGCCCTTACTATGGCCGTCGTCTTCTAAATCAAGCCAAGTAAAAATATGAAATACTCGACGAACGCCATCTATGTTGTCAGCTTGTGACTTTCGACCTTCGATTTTGTTGTTTGCTTTTTCAGCTTTTGACTCATCAGGCTCTTGGCTAACTCGATATACATCCAAGTCAGCATATAATCCGGAACTAACACGTATGTCATACTCTTCTTGCGTTATGTCTTGCACTTCAGTTACACGTTGCGCAGTATAGAAATTACCAGCAGCAAACGGTAAATACACATTATCGATAGGCACAAACTCAGCACGAGGCCGTTTCATATACTCGTCGTACCACATCTTAAAGTACTGCGAACCACCAAGAGGTAGCTGCGTGAGCATCTGTTCCTCTTCGTCGCGATATTCTTCAATTTGCTCAGTCAGCTGCCAGTTCATATAATCGCGTTTACGATCAGCTCGCTTAACTTTCTCTTCAGTGGCATCGCCAATGATCTTAGATCTAACTGGCCCGTCAGGCGGAAATAACTCCTTAATTGCTTTAGCGGCAAAGTCTACGCATGCTTCTGCCATAACCGGATGCACTACCTTAGAAGCCCCTTGAAACTGAGCTCCGCCAGGGGCATCATGGCCTAGACCAGTTCTGCGCAACCCGTCTTCATACTGCTTATCTCTGTCTTCACGAGCTTCTTTATCTTTTTCAATTAGACTAAGATACTTAATAGCAATCGAATCAAGCTCGTAGGCGTCAATGCTTGAGTCGGCTAGATTCTCATAGAAATCAGGGCTTTCACTAGGCGTTTTTAAGTCTTCAAGACGAACAATAGCACTGCCATCTTCCAGTTCTTCAACATCTGAATTCTGGCTATCAAGAATCTCAAAAATTGACTCATCCTGATACTCAGTATTGCCATCAGTTGCTTCTGAATCAATATAGCGTCCGTATTCTTGCGGTATGGGCATTTGTTCAGCCATGGTTATTCCTTAATAGCGCATATTTCATTTGGTCTATGGTAACATGACCGCCTTGTTTCATGTGAATGATGCCACCGTGCTTGTGGCCTTCTAGCTTTTGTTTTTTAAATAGCTTTATAAAATCAGTGTCGCTCATAAAGCGAGGCAAATCAGGCTTTTGTGCAAGAACTTGATTGTATGCCTCCATTCTATTTCCTTTAATATCCGTAGAAGGCGACATTAAAGCATCCATTACGCTTTTCGTATCGTTACGGTCAATAATTCCAGCGCCTGCTAAGTCATGTCTACCTTCATCCGTAATTGAGTAAATGGTGTGAACATTTGGAGGGTTGTTTAGTAAATCAAGCAATTGCGACTGGTATTTATCAATAACTGGCTTATTAGATTTGCCTTTAGCTTGATTAAGCACAACTGTAGGATTGTCTTTAATCCATTGATCTTGCTCTGGACCACCCATAGCTTTTACTTCTGGCGGTAAATCATCAAATCGAGGAGCAACCACACTAAGCTCAATCGTAGCATGAGGCTGATTGGATTTATCACGTAAAGTTAAGATCTTTGTGTTACCGCTAGCAACTTCATCTGTATAGTTGCCTACACAGTGGCCCATCATCTTGCCTTCATTTTTAAGAACATCATCAAGTTTAGTGTATGCATGCTTTTCATTAAACTCTTTTATTGATGACTCTAGGCTGTATGATTCATTACCTGTTGCGTATCCTTTATCATCACGCACATTGTATGCAGTTTGAGCAACATCTTCATGTTTAACTGCATCCCATCGTGTTCCATGAACTTCGTACACGGTGTACCCTTCAGGTAACTCAGTACTTATTTCAGGCAGTTTTAAATCATGCCATTTACTCTTATCGGCATACACTTTAACTGCCGGAAAGTCTTCCATGCTCTTAGCTGCTGTTTTTGACATTTGTGCTTCACGATACTCATTGATCTTCGCAACATGTCTTACTGCTTCAGGCAATGTCATTCGCTCTAAGTCTTTAATAGTAAGCGCTAAGTGCTGAGGGACATTACCTGTAATAGAGCTTCTAAGCTCGTCCATTAAATGGTCAAAGCCTAGCTCATTAAACTCGTCGCGATTAGGCATCGCATGAATAGGCGCATTAGGGTTTTTATTTGCCAAAGGTCTAACCCATGGGTAATCTTCTAAATTTGCAGGGGAGTTAGCTGCGCTACCTGCTTTTGTGTTTTTGATTGCTTCATCCGTGCGCATTTCCCATTCTTTTCCTGCATCGTTTTTTGCATACCCTTCTGTTGGCATGTTTGCAGCTCTTCGTTTGTCATACGTTGATTCAGAGATCCAAGGTTCAAATTGTAGATCTTGAAGATGACTTATCCCTTGATCAGCAAGATCACGAACTGAATCAGTAGGTGTTCCCATCTCATTTTTAATATAAGGACTAAGTCGTCTGTCAACAAATTGATTAAGCGCTGCAGTTTTTGCAAATTCTTCTTGGTGCTCAGGTGTAAAGCCTATCTCATTAGCTGTGTCTCGCCAGTTCGGCGCTAAGTTAAATGAATCAGGCGCTAATGAAGGGTTAATGCCTTGCTTTAGAGTTCGTAGATGGTTGTTCAACGTGCGGTCTAGCCAATTACCACCTTTTTGTTTTACTGATGCCTCAATGCTAGGCTTCGTAGCTAATGCTGATTGCATCACAGGTGTAGGCACGGTGTTCTTAAGTGGCTTAGGCTTATTTGAGAACAACTGTCTGCCGCCAGGCGTCATAGAACTACGGAACAACAGCTTATCAGGGTCTACGCCAAACGGAATACCTCGACCGATTACTTCGCCTGCTGCATTTGTTCGAGTTTCAGGTATGGTACCTAATGGGTCTTTAGGGTCATGTGCATATGGGTCAACACGATTTAGTTCTGACTGACTAAGATCCATACGACCAATCGGTGTATTTGCATGCGACTCACCTGCTATATTGTAATAGCGATTTGCCGGATCAGAGTATTTCGATAGACTTGCTTGCCCTTCTTGCGCATATGTGATCGTATCTTTATCAGGCATAGTGCCATAGATTGACTCATAGACCTTAGCAGCTTCTACAGCTGATACATTACGCTGAGCCATAATGTCTTCTAAGACTCTGGCTGTGTTCACCAACTTCGCGGATGGGAACATCGAGCTATCGCCACCCTTCTCCCATCCTTCTTTTCTATCTATTGCATGCTGTATTTCATGAATCACAGACTCGGTTAACTGCGCTGGGTCATGTAGATTTCTAGAGTTAACTGCAATGATGTTGTTCGTTGGGTCATATGTGGCATGATACTTAGTGCCGTGGTCCTCGACCGACACCTTCACTTCTTTAAGATGCGGATATGCAGCAAAAACAGTAGGGTGGTTAAGCACATCAGCTAGATCATGCGTATGCCCTTTGTCAATTAGTTCGGGGTAGTCAATGTACGTTTGCATGAACCCAGGGTTGATCGATGCCTCTTTGTCACTTAGTTCTTGCTCCAATGCATTGTTTCGATTTCGCTGTGTACCTGTTTGGCGCTTCATCTCAGCGTTCGTAGCACCTTGTGCTTCTAGACGTTGCGCTTCTGCAGCTGCTACAGGGTCGAATAAGCTCGAGCCCTCACCATGGAAGATATTGGCTTTCTGAGAGCCTAGCGCATCAGAGACTGCCGATGGTACTCCTGGAATCGGTGACTTACCTGCGGCTTGACGACGTGCCATGATGTCACCAACGTCTTGGGCAGCTGCTTGAGCCTTAACACCCATAGTTGGCTCACCAAACTCGTTCTGTCTGCGTATGCCAGCTTGCGCATTCTGAAAGTCAGACCATATGTCGCCAAACTCTTTGCCTGCGCGCTTTGCTTCTGCGTACATCACTCTAATGTCATGCGGTGAAAGTGACGCACGTGGCATATGCCCTATGTACGGCGGTATCTTAGCAGTTTCGAATGCTTGATTAACACCGCCAAGGATGTCACGACCTTCTTGCGACTGAGGCTGTAGGTACGGGTTCGTAGCCTCCATGGCTTGCCCTGCATACTGCTTAGCAGTGTTAACCGCTTGAGGCGTACCGTACTGTCCTTCCGCTGCTGCTCGCCCTACACCATATAAGTTCGACCCTGCAATTTGAGGTATGGCAGCTGCAAATGGTATAGCAGCTTGTGCCACTCCTGCGCCTGGCATATGTGTGATAGCAGCTTGTATCGGGGATGACAGACTCTGTAGGTAATCGTAAGCTGCTTGCAATGATGGTGCATGATGCATCGTATTATCAGGCATAGCTGGGATCGGCTCGTTCGTGTCCCAGTCATTAATGCTCACTGCATTGTCAGTACTAGCCATAGATTTATGTACCCAGTTTTCTGAATCATATCACATAGAGTACGGATTCTCGGTTCTATTTGGCCGATACTGCTCATCATCGACATACTGTGATGACGTATCTGGAATGTAGTCGAGCGTGATCATGCCACTGTCTCTTAGATAGCGCAGTGCTTGCGACAGGGCATCCACATAATCATCATGCCGCCCTAACGGAAAACTACAGACTTCAGACACGAAAGGCTGTATCCATGATCGTGGCTGATTAGGCACGGATATCGATTCGGGTAGGTACATCAACCCTTTCTCGATCATAGGCGCAATAATATTCAGTCGTGTTGCTTTGTCTGCCGAGCCAGGGTTGTAGCCTCTGATCGGTATGCGTGTCTGCTGCAGGTCCTGTATCAAGGCTATGCCACTTGACTTGTTCTCAATCAGTACTAGGTCCACCTTCTTACCCGACCCAAACTCATCCGGATTACCGTACACCTCCATGTACTCGTCCTGTAGCTTAGACCGTAGGTCTGGGTACAGTAACCTCTCTGACCAACAGTCGATCAGCATCACTCGATTGCCTTTGTCTACAGACGGTCGGAAGATACCGAGCACCACACATGCCGTGGGGTCGTTCACCGTCTTATCACTGGTTGCTACGTCATAAGACTGAAGCACATACGAAAACTCAGGAAAGGACTTGTTTGCATCCCACAACTTGAACCATGACCGCTTGACTAACCCGGACTCTTCTGGATTAAGTATCTCCGCATGTATCTCTTGGCGGCCGATCTCAGTCCCCTCATACGCTAGTATCTGATTCTGGAACGTAGGGGCAAGATTGGCTATATTGGCATATGTGCTCGCAGTAGTGACATGCACACCTTTACCACTCTGCTCAAACAGCTCAACTATCTTAGGCACTGGCTTCGGAGTCGTAGTACAGACCATCAAAGGCTTCTTACCAAGTCTAAGAGAGAACTGGATCATGTCCCAGGCATCGTCCAGATAGTCGTAAGCTGCAAGCTCGTCAGCCCACACATGGTGCCACTGCGGACCACGGAAGCGGCTAGGCTCAGAGGCTGCTATGCCTTTGATAATGCTCCCATTCTTAAGCGTGATCTCATGCAACGAGATACCGTAGTTGTCGATAATCTCAGGAGGACACACATTTAGCAACCCTGACTCTCCATTGAAACACACGTCTCTGATATCACTGGATGTAGGCGCTGTTACTAGTATTCTAGACTTCGGCTCACTCCATGCTTTCCACCATACCCACTCTGCGGCTAGCCTTGTTTTGCCAGCTCCTCTACCGGCTAGTAGCAGCCACACGGTCCAGTCGGTGCTAGGCTCGATTTGGTGGGGTAATGCAATGGTCAACCACTTTAACCGTGCTTTAAAAGCTGCCCGCCATTCAGGAGACATCTTCGATAACTCGGCATCGTGCTTGGTGATCTTGGCAGCAATTAATTCTAATTGCTTAGTGGTCAGGGGCATTATTTATTGTATCACAGACTGCAGAGAGCTGCAGAGAGCTGCAGAGAGTAAGTGTTTACTTTAAGTTTGAAGTGCTGAGCATGAAAGTGTTTACTTTAAGTTTAAAGTACCGTGTACTGAGGCGCTGACCTAGCGCGCCCTTGGCAGAAGCTCGAGGGTCCGGTAGGTTCTGAGCAAGATCGTACGAGGATCGACAGCTGCCGACCCAGTAGCGCGCTCGAACGCCCACCGCATCATGCAGTGGGCTGGGAGCTAAGCTGTGAGCTTAGTTAAATTCGATATAAATATAATCTGACATCGTAACTTCGCAGACGTCACCGTTTGCAGGGAGACTTTTGAGATATTCTAGAATCGATTTTTTCTCGATATTTACGTAAAAGTCTGTGCCTGCGATCTTAGCTTTTAATTTCGAAGGGAAACATTCGATATTTTTAACTGCAAATGAATTTTTCATAATTTAATTCTCCTAAAAATAAACTCCGAATTAGAGTTTATGAATTCATAATATATTGTTCTAAGAAAAAGTACATAAATTTATTAAATAATTATTTCATATTATGACAAAGTTTATTGTACTTTTATTTAGAAATGTGATAGCTAATTCTTAGAACTTTGTCATATAGTGAAATGAAATAAATAAAATAAATATGTACTATTTCTTAGAACCAAGTATAATAAATACATGCACACAAATAAACAAACAGGAGAAAAAAATCTAAAATCTAAAATCTAAAACTCGAATCTGCCAGAACTCGGCACTCGGCGCAGTCCCAAAGCCTCAGGGAATAATCCACCCCTGCGTGCTATCTCGAGAGCTCAGCGCTCGGCATCGAGGTGCTCGTCAGATTCTGAGCTCAATCTCTGAAAAACTAAAGGATCGACTGAAGCTTAGTTCTCAGTGCTATTTCATATCGACTACTTTCGGATCCTGGAGACTGAGCAGTATGTCACTTAGAATCTCCTGACCGATCGAAGCATGCGTCTCGAGTTGGATAGGGGCTCCATCAGCTCCTGTAAGCTCTACTTTGCTTCGCTCTGAGTACTTGGCAGGAAACCGAGCAGCCATGATTTTATTGTAGACATTGCCATTGAGTCGCTGAGCACCAGGCGTCTCGAGGACGTTATTTAGGCCTAATTCTTCCCAGTAGCTAAGCTCCTCTTGGATCGCCGTACGCATGGCCAGTAAGAACTCCGGACTGTGCTTGGCCCAGTTGTCGAGCGTGCCCCACGATACATTCAGTTTTGACGCCATTTGCTCTTTCGAATAGCCCAGTTTCCCCATTTCTATGACTTCTAAGCAATACTCAGGCCTATATAACGAAGTTCTACCGAGCTTCTTTGCCACTTTATCTTCCATGCTATCTCCTATTGGTTGGATCGATCATATCTTGCTTCTAAAGGGGCGGAAATGTCGGTTACATAATCGGTTACAAGTTACAAAATCTAACCATGTCTGTACTCAGTATATAAAAAAATAAAATCTATCTAATAAATTATATATGTAACTCAGTAACTCAGTCACTGACCTGATCCAGATGTAGTCTCCCAGTTACACTTTTTTTCTGAGTTACATAAAAAAAAGTCAATTGTGTAACTCAATATTTACGCAACACAAAACGACCATGTAACTCAGTAACTCAGTAACTTTTTGATCATTTCTCATCAATTTCAGTTACATAATGTAACTGCAACTTCGAATCAACAGCTTTTATTTCACATTATGGTAACACTTTGTACTAAAATGTGATATAATGATTAGGTAATAAATTGTTTTGGTGATTTAAGCTCAGTGCTTAAATCATTCTTTAATTCTAAACACAATGCAAAGGAGCAACATTATGAAAGTTCATGAATTAATCGAAGAACTCAGTAATTACGACCCCAACAAAGAAGTCCACTTTAGCTACAACTACGGCGACCATTGGAGGACAATCGTGGCCCCGTCAGTTGAAATAGTCGAAAAAGGTAAGGTTACCTATTCGGGTTACCATCAAATGGATCAGCTGGTCATCGACAAAGAAGATAGTGAAGAGGAAGAGTCAGATCCAGACACTACAGCCAGGTCAGTAGTGGTGCTATCATGATCGCATATGCAGAGTCCTTAGAAGCTGAGCTAGATGAAAAGCAAGGCATTAGCCGAGAAGAGCTTCGCTCTTATTTTGCCATGGAAGATCAACATTTCACCATAAAGGAGTTGCAAGGATGAAGCCCGGCCAAATTGTTAAGATCCTCGATGCTCTCGATAAGCATCGCGATTCATCGAATCGTGTTCGTCGAGTAGCAAAAGAGCTGCACATGACCGAGAGTATGGTTAAAAACATCATCAGTAATTGGTCGATTTACGAAACATCGAATCATTGTATTCAAACTCAAGCGCAAACAAAGGATCAAGTATGAAATCAAGCACCATTACTAAGCCATTCGTGAACATGTTTGGCAAACCTGTTCAGCTCACCAAAGACGAGTTCGTGAACAAGTGGTTACACCAAGCGAACCAGCTCTATGATATCTTCAATGATACCAACATGGGTCGTGAGTATATCGATGTCCAAGTTGCTATCCAACGTGCAGCCGAGGCTTTTTGGGACCTAGAAAAATGAAAACGTACAGAGTTACATTCCACATTGGTCTTCGCGACAACCAGCAGAGTCGAGAAACAGCAAACGATGTTACTGCTTGGATCGAACGAGCCATCGAGCAGCAACTAGAAAGAGGGGAAACCCTCCATCCAGTTATCGTAAAAGACATTACTCAACAGACAAAGGATCAAGCGCTATGAGCAACAGAGACATCGCCCACCATTTCTTCGGTAGCAACTACGCCGAGTGGAAAACCTCAGATAACCTTATCGAGGTGATCGACTGGTTCCGCAAACAGAAAGGCACCAAAGCTCCGTACTCGGTCTTCTACGTGCCTCTGAACAAAGATGCAAAGTACGACATTCAGTGGTACGCACCTCAGGTCACCGGGGCCATCTGCCTCGGCACTTTTGTTAAAGATAAGGTCTGGGTACCAGAAGAGGAGAAATCAGCATGGACGTGATAGCCAGAATCCCAGGCTAACTGATGAGGCTTTAAGAGCCGAAACCCCGCCAGGGGTCTTAGTCAAATCAACTGCTAGGAGTATCAAAAATGAATGGATATATCGCCCTTTATAAGGGAAAGCAAATCGAGGTCTTCGCTAATACCAGCTATGAGGCTCAGCAATTAGCAAGCACTCAGCTCAAGGCTAAGAAGTCCTATGAAGTATCAGTTTACCTATGCGAGAAGCAAGGCGCGCCAGTCATCACAACATTAACCAATTAAAACGAGGCAAGTATGAAACTCACCATTCAGCAGAAAGCAGTAGCTTACCGCTTCTATAAAGAGCACTTAGAGGATAACTTTACAGCATCCGAGCTAGCAGAGATGCTTATATCAAAAATGTCGCCTGAGGATCTAGACAACGAGCTGCAGAACGTGGTCGAGCTTTGTGACATAGAAGAAGACGGAACTTACTGATGTGCGGCCTAATCAAGTTCGTCCTGACTATCTGGCTTTTATCATGGATCTATGTCATGTTCGCAGCTTGGTTTCTAAGTTGATATAAGTCTAGTTATTCATCATACTTGGTGCTCTGTTTTAAATATATAATTCAGAGTACCAAAATATGGTATATAATGATTATGTATCATAGATTTACCCGCAGTATGTAGTTTTCTTAATTCTTAATTTAAAGTAGGAGTATCTTATGGAAAAGATGCACATTGTACCTCCGCAAGACATTCAAGTCATGGTGCCAGCAGGCAAATATGTACTTGGTGATCCTTGCTATGTAGTCCCAAAAGATCACTGGGATAAGCTTCTTAGTTCTTGTGATTACTTTAATCAGCCTATCGGTGAAGTTGAAGGTTATCAAGTGCTAGGTTTCTCCACTTGTTGGGGTGATGGCATATATGCTGATAATTATAGACGTTATTATCCTGTAGATGCTGGATTGATTGGGTTAGTTCCATTCAGTGACACATTGGAGATCGACCCAACATTATCACACATTGTAGAGTTTACTTACGATACTCTTTGTACATGTAGTCCTGTCGGTATGCTCAGGTTTGGTTCTATTTATATAGACACGGATGAATCTTATGAAGACTAATCTTGTACCGCCTAAAGAGCCTATGTTGGTTTACGTTTTAATGGAAGAGGTAGATCCGATTGCCGTTTACTACAACAAATTAGATGCTCAGAATGATGCGCTTAAGTATGAGCTTCACAACTGGAATATCATAGCTAGGGAGTTAGTATGAATTTTACACACGATTTTTCATCTGATCAAGAGTTAAAGAAAGCCTACTCGTATGAGCGGCCATCATGGATCATTATGAATGGTCTTATGAACGGCTTTATAGCAGCAGGTTTAACAGAAGAACAAGCAAGAGTGTTGTTTAGCTCTAAAGCAATCAGGCATGCATTAGATCAAGGTTTAGGCGATGACCTTGATACTGTTTCTTATAACAATGGCAAACGCCTTGCCAACGACTACAAAAACGAGCCTTGGCTCAATGGAGAGATGGAATGAATGAAATAGTAAATAAACCCTTTATTACGCACAATGATGATGACTTGATCAACGCAAACGGTACGTCACTTCAAGCCAAGCTTCATAACCTTACATATAACCTGATCGTCGAAACCTTTGGCGAACCTTCTGACAGATTTGATGATTACAAATCAGATGCAGAGTGGATCATTCAATTTGATGACGGGCAAGTAGCTACGCTGTACAATTATAAGAATGGTCGAAACTATATGGGCCCAGATGCTCCGTCTAAATACGATATCACAACATGGAATGTCGGTGGTAAGAGTCATGAAGTAGTACTAAGACTTCGGCAATTATTAATGAAAGACCCAACGCATTACGTTTAAAAGGTAGTATGATGGTTACTCCGAGCAAAGCACTTGGAGTAACCAAATAACAAAAAAAATCCTCGACATGAATCGAGGATTTAAGGACAAACTTGAAGGAGCATCACTTGGGCTTTAGCGACCAAACGATATCACCAAAAGAATTATACACCCAATTCCTACAAGATAGACAATTCGATGATGAAGATATAAAACTTCTCGGGCTTTCGTATCTTACAGAATCAGAAACAACAGAGCTTCTAGGTTTTCCTGAGCACAGCCCTTCGATTCGTCTCCCTTATTTTGATCTGAATGGATCACCAACAGATTTTGTTCGCGTTCGCGTTCTGAATCCGCGTGGAAAGAGAAAATACAGTCAGCCGCAAAGATCAGGATCGCATATCTATTTTCCTCAGAATCTTAGATGGATTACAGCCAAAACAAACTTAGACATTCCGCTAATTATTACAGAAGGCGAGTTTAAAGCGCATGCAGTCACTAAAGCACTTGCATTAGAAGGCTTGTCCCATGTTTGTTTAGCTCTTGCAGGTGTGTCATCATGGACAGACAAATCAAAGCTACCCATTCATAAAGATCTAATGTCGTTTCTTTACAACAAAGGGTTGTCAGCTCGTGATGTGTATATTCTGTTTGACTATGATGGTAAGTACACAAGTGGTGAGCCTAATGATCAGGTTGCACTAGAAGAGAGTAAGCTTGCCATTACACTTGCCGGATTAGGCGCAAAGGTGCATCTGTGTCGCATTGGCCGTTTTGCACCACTTAAGGGTCAGAAGTATGCAATTGATGACCACTTGGCGGCAGGTGCTAAGTTATCCGAGATTCTAAATGATGTTATCGACCCAACATTTCTTCGCAATAGTGAGGAGTACTATCTGTTCACTGCCAAAACGCAATGGGCAATCTTTAATGGGCAATGGGTTCGATTGGCTGATGGTATGCAATTTAGCTCTCAGCGTGTAAGAACCGAATTGGCTAACCAATCATGGACCAAGCCTAAGCCAAATGGTCAGGTAATGGTTGTTAAGTTGGCAGACGCATATCCTAATTGGGCTAAGCGTTTCGATCTAAAAGGGTTCGGTATGTACCCACAACATCAGGGGTATTCAATTACACCTGATGGGTATTTTAACTTTATGAAAGCATGGCCACATGAGGCATTAAATCTACCATGCGAACCTTGGCTAAACTGGTGTAAGTACTTTTTTCAAGATGCTCCGGAGTTTGAGGAGTTCTTTCATAATTGGGTAGCTCAGATTTTACAGAAACCATGGGATCGGAATAACACCACGCTACAGTTTATCAGCCCTAAACAGGGTATTGGTAAATCATTTACTGTAGGATGGATAGCGGAGATGATAGAAGAGTTATCTCTGTCACTAGGGCCGGATAGGTTGTTCGAACGCTTTAATTCGTTCTTACTTAACAAGATTCTAGTGATTGTTGATGAGCCTAGCACTGATAATATGCGGCATGCCGATACAGTTAAAAACTACATCACAAATGATCGAATCTCTATTGAGATTAAAAACCAAGATTCCTTTTCAATACAAAACTTTGTTAATTATGCATTTACCACCAATCATTCTAAAGTAACGACCATGAGCGAAGGTTCAAGGCGTGAGGCGATCTATATGCCAAACTCTTTAGATCCGATTGCATGCCAGAATTTGATCTCAACCATAAAGGAATGGTGCGCGAATCGTAATGGCTTTAATGCGATGATGTACTTTTACATGAACAGAGACCTTAGCCAATTTAATTCAAAGGCACATGCGCCAATGAATGAGCATAAGCAAGAGGTCATACAATCAAGTAAGTCCGCATGGGGTCAATTTGCTCAAGAAACATGGGAATGGATTGAAACGGAGCTTGATGGTTCAGCTGCCATTAGCAAGAACATGATGACCATCCTAATCAAGCATTTTGGCTATGACACAGCACGATTAACAGCGCATACGATTAATAACTCATTTGCTGATCTATGTTTTACACAGCAAAACAAGATGATTAAGAATGACAGCGGTGAATCAATGCGATGCTTATTACTTACTAGAACATCAGACAACCCTGATATTAGCTATAAAGTTATTCTAGACAACACACACAAAGCAATCGAAAAGCTATTACAGAGAACAAACTTTTAATATATTTCACATAGTGGTATCATAAAGTACAAACATATGGTATAATATACTTGTAGTGGAAATAAAATTCTTAATTCTTAGCAAACAAAGGAGCTTTAAATGGCACATGAAATAGCAAAAACAGTAGACGGCCGAAATGCAATGGCCTACGTTGGTGAAACACCTTGGCATGGTCTTGGTCAAGTCCTAACAGCAGATGCATCACTTGACACTTGGGCTTATGAAAGTGGTCTTGATTTTAAGTTAGCAACAACACCAATTTTATTTCAGCCTACTGAAGATAGAATTAATCGCATATACAGCGGCAAGAATGTTATCCTCCGCGAGGACACAACCGAAGCTCTTGGTATTGTGTCCAATCGGTACAAAATAGTTCAACCTATCGAAGTGTTACATTTCTTTAAAGAAATCGTAGGCTCGGCGGCTCAGCTTGAAACAGCCGGCGTGCTTCGTAATGGTGCTCATTATTGGGCTCTTGCAAAAATGGAAGGTGAATTCAACCTTGGCGGCGATAAGATAAATCAATACCTCTTATTGGCATCATCGGCTGATGGATCTTTGGCAACACAAGCACGGCTTACTTCAGTCCGCGTAGTATGCAACAACACAATGCAAATTGCACAAAACAGCGGCCAAGCTGTAAAAGTTAGGCATAGCTCAGTGTTCGATCCTTCCGAAGTCATGGCAAAGTTAGGTTCAATTAATGCTGGCTTTAAGGCATTTCAAACAACCGCTGAATCACTTGCAAGAATTAAGCTTACAGCTGACAAGGCAAAGTTGTTCTTCGCTACTATATTAGGCGGTACAACTGAAAAGCCAAGTCGTCAAGCGGTTAGAGCATTCCAACTGTTTGATGGCGAAGGCAAAGGTTCCGACTTAGAATCATCACATTACACTGCTTGGGGAGCCTTAAATGCGGTTACTCAATTAGTGGATTGGGAAAATGCTAGAACCGACGATGCTCGTATCCGTAGTGCATGGTTTGGTTACGGTGCTACATTAAAGCAACAGGCATTGGATGCATTAGTTACTATGTAAGTGTTATTAGGCAAGGTCGAAAGGCCTTGTCTAATCATATTCACAACAAGGAGAATCACCATATGTTTTTAGATAAATATAAAATCCCAGTAGCAATTGATGTTATAGCAGGCGTAGTGTTTGTAATTATTCTTGCTTCGATGTTTGTATATGGAGTACGTTCAGTATGATTACACCATTACAGTGGCATCAAAAACGCCGTGATATCGATATGTCATCCGTAGCCGAAACAATTCTTGATTTAATTCGCGAACAAGGGCCTATTAAGATCACAGATCTTGCAACAGTTGCAGAGCTAGAACAAATAGGATCAAGAGCTCATGTGTATTTTAATTTGTCATGGCTACGAGATAATGAATATGTTCAGACTACAAACCCTGAAAATAATTTACGCACTAAAGACTTAACAATTACGGATAAAGGTCTTCAATATTTAGAGATTGCTAAATGAATAAACACACACCTGAGTGGCACAAAGAATATGAAAACTGGTGTAAGTTTAAAAGTCTAAATGAAGCTTTAGACGAACCAAATAAAAAAACTGATGTTGCATATGTAAGTTGGATTGCAGTTGATTATTTAATCCATACACTTGCTGATAAGATTCAAGCTTCAAATCGAAAATATGATTATGTTGTGGGAGTAAGTAGAGGTGGCTTAGTACCAGCAGTAATGCTTAGTCATGCATTAAATATTCCAATAAGATCGATGATGCCTGATGACATACTTCAACCAACACATGCATACTTAATTGTTGATGAGATTTATGACACAGGTAAAACAATGCAAAAGATTATAGAGCAAAACTCACTTGCCGACACTGCTGTCTTATATCATAATCTTGAATTAGATCCACTCACCTATTTTGGAGTTAAAACAAAACTTGATAAATGGTTGATCTTTCCTTGGGAGAAAAAATGATTATTAACGATAACAGAAACAAAGTACTTGCGCCTAAGCCTCGTCCTTGGGTACCGTATAAACCCACACAGCATGCCATGCAACATAGGATCGACGAAATTAGAAAGATTCCTAGTTTGTGGACTGCAAGCACAAGGAACTTTAGATGACACATGAAGAAGTCCATTTCAATGACCAGTACATTCTGCGTTGGGTGCGTGAAGGCGATGAGTACGTCAACAAGATTACTAAAGAGATGATGGAAGATTTGAAATC